CCGCCGATTCACCGGTGCCCAGCGGCAGCGACACCTCGCCGGGCCAGTTGAAGGCCTCCGGCTGTGGCAGCAATGCCCGAACCTGCTCCCAGGTCTCGATGCCGGCAGGCGCGGCCAGCACCAGTGACTCCAGCTCCTGATTCACAGCATCGCGCCACGCGACCATCGCACGGGCTTCGTCGCGGTAGCGCGGCACGCTGCTGTTGAAGTAGCTGCAGCACGTCTCGATGGTGTCGTAGCGCCGCTCCTTCACCCATGCCGTCATCCAGTCCCAAGCAGCGGCGCGGATCGCCTGGTAGTGCTGCGGGCTGTGCAGTGCGTAGGGTGGCTCCTGTGGCAGCGCTGCGTTCTCCTGAAGCCATTCGGCTGGCCAATCACGATGGTCGCGTGGGATCAGGGCGCCCGTCTCCACACAGCGAATGACGTCTGGATCGTTGGTCAGTTGGTACATGTCACAGCTCCGCGTCGAGGCCAACCTTGAAGATGAACGACCTGCCCGCTACCTGGGCCGAGGCAAAGTTGACCTGGTAGATGCCCGCGCTGTCGTAGTCGATGGACTGATAGGCAACGTTGCCACCCGCACTCAGCAGGCCAGTGGTGGAGCTGGCGTCGTTCGGATTGAAGGTGGTCATGGCCGGCTTGGCCCGCATGGCCACCGGGAAATACAGGCAGACATTGGCCCGTGCTTCCGCACCACTGGGAACCACTCCGTACACCACCCCGAGGTAGTTGGCCGCAGCGAACGCGCCCGAACGCCAGTAGTAGCGCTGGCACAGGAGCGACTCCAACGCCTGAGCACGAGGCACGAATGGAGTAGCCGTGCTGCCACGCTCCAGCTTCGGACGGAGGTAGGTCACGTTGGCTGCCGTCAGCTGGACAGTCATGTTTCCGCTACCGGTTGGCGTCAGCGTTACCCCTCGTCGACCTGTGCCGGAGGTAATCGTGCCGGTGGCCCCGCCCACGCTCACGGAAATGTTGCCACTGGGGTTCTCCACACTGATCGTCAGCGGCTGCCCCCAGACGAGCTGCGGTGCCTCTACGATCTGCTGCAGCGGTCCGCTGGTGTGGGTGAAAATACCCGTGGTTGCGTTGATGGTGACGTTGCATCCACCAGTGCCGGCCTTCCAGCGGTCGTACCCATAGGCACCCGCTGCCAACGCCCCACCGGCAAACGATCGCTGGTTGATCGGCAGGCCACAGTTGATGAGCATGTTCTTGCCACCGACCCCGGCTAAGCCGGCCACTAGCGCGTAAAGCTCTGCGTCGTTTGCATTGACCTTATCGAATGCAACCTTTGCGGGGTCGCCCTTGTAGGTCCCGTGGTCGGTCGTGGTGTCGATTACTTGGCGTGCCATGTTGATCCCTTACGGCTGGAACGTTTGTTCGAAGGTGGCATTGAGCATGAACACGTCATTGCCATATGGAGTCAGGGTGTAGGACTTGCAGAGGTACAGGCCCTGCACCCCGAGCGGCGGCGTCCACAAGAACGAAACCGCTCCTTTCCTTGCGCGTAGGAAGGCCAGTGCAGGCCCCACCTTTGACGAGCGGCCTACGATGGAGATCGGCCACTGCTGAGTCTCGTTGTTCAAGCCATCGGACGCGGTCTGCTTGTACCCGTCGCCGAACTGCGCCTCCCGGACAAGAAAGTCACCGGTGCCGGTGATCTCGGTGCGCACGCACCAGGTGAAAGCCTCAGCCATTGCGCGTACTCATCTGGTGGAAGAGACCACCGGGGCGCGACTGCTGTACCGCCCACTGGTTGATCATCTGGTTGAATGCCTGCTGCACCTGCCGGCCCTGTTCGCTCCCGGAGCCCTGCTGAATATTGCTGGTTCCGTCGGTGGTCACGTTGAGCGTGGTGCTGAAGTTGTTGTTGATTCCGCCACCAGCACCCATCGAAGAAGCAGGCAACCCAGCAGTTATCGGCCGGACCGATCCAGCATCACCAGGGATCAGATAGGTTTTCCCGCCCTGATCAAACAACTCAGGACGGCCACCCTCACCGACTCGGTACATACTGCCGCCCGCTACCGGGCCACCGCCGGCACGGCCTCCTGCCGATCCTCCGATCGCGCTGCCGATGGCATTGATCCAGCTGGAGCCGGCACCGCTGTAGCTGTTCGCCCAATTCCCTATCATCTTGAAGATCTGCGAGGCCGCCGCTTGGGCAGCCATCCTCTGCAGGGTCTTGGCGAAGCTCTGAACCATCCCGCCCAAGCCCTCCGAGAACGGATCGAACAGGAAGTCAGCGAAGGCGTCCTGCATGTTGCGGGCGGCCTGGTCGGCAAAGGTGCTCATCTGACTGTTTGCATCCTGGGTTTTGCTGGCCAGGTCCTGCAGCCCATCCCCATAGAGCGCGGCAAAATCGTCCTGTGCGTCCTTCACCGCCGCCAGATTGCGAAGAACCTCGGCCTGCGCCTCGCTAAGCGCGCCGTAGGCGTTGGTCTGTATGTCGTAGTTGACCTTGGCCACCTCACTGAGATCCCCATGCAGGGCAATCTCGCGCTCCAGTTTGGCGATCTGATCGTCAGCACGCTCGCTGCCAGCTCCATACAGCGCCTCGTAATCCTCCTGGATCTGCTCAAGTAGCGACTTCTCTTTCGTCAAAGCGCCCGTGCGGCGGTCGGACGCGCCAGCAGCGCCTGACCCGGTGGGTGGGCCGCTCCCAGGAATCCGGGCTGTGCTATCGACCGAACCCGTCACTCCCTTGAAATTCTCGCCCGCGGCCTCCGACCTGTACCTCTTCGTCAGCTCCCGCTGGATGTCGAGCCGCTTGGCTTCCAGATCATTGATGCGCTTCAGCCGGGCTTCCTCCTGACCGTCGGTCAGAGGAAGGCCGAACAAGCCCGAGGTGTTCTTCTTGGCGTAGTTGATCTGGTCAGTCAGCCGCGCCATCTGGGTGTTCAAGGCGTCTTCTCCGGCGTCGCCTACCGCTCCGCCGGCATCCAGGTTCCGCAGTTGGATGACCTTGTCGATGAAGTTCACCAGCAGCACGGTGCCGTTGGCCATCTCAGCGGCAAGGTCACCCACCCACTTCGTGATGGTTACGAACGCGCCCTTTGTTTGGTCGGAGCCAAGGAACGTCGTCAGCTCCTTGAACTCCGGCAGAAGCTCGGCAGCAACCTCGTTCTTCAGGCCCTGGAACGCCAGCTGGATGAGGTTAGACTGCTCCTTCACTTCCTTCATCGCCGTCAAGGTATCGGCGTCAAGCACCGCCCCCAACCGTTCCGCTTCATCGCCCCACTTTCGGAAGCCCTCACCATTCCGGGCCAGCAGCGGGGCCAGCATCGATGAGTCGCTGGCAATGGCCTCCATGTAGAAGACCATCTCGGATTGGCTCGCCCCGGCCTGCTCCAAGGCACTGTAATAGCGCTGCAGCACCTCGGGGCCACTCAGATGCTGCAGCTCCTTCGCAGTCAGCCCAATACGCGGCGCGATCTGCTCGAAGAAGTCCTTCATCGCGCCGCCGCCGGTCTGCAGGAAATCACCCAGCTTGTCCTGGGTGTCTTTGAAGATGTCGGCCAGCTTGTCCTGTTGGATGCCAACGGTGGCCGCGCCTGCGGCCATGCGCTGGAACACCTGCTCGTTGGTGCCGGACAGACGAGAGAACTTCTCCAGCTCTGCCGACGCATCAACAAGCTGTCGGGTCCAGTTCAGGACTGCCGTCCCGGCAACTGCCAGGCCGCCCACAGCGGTCCCGGCGATCTTGCCGAAGGCCTTTCCGATATCAGCCGCCGCGTCGCTGGAGTCCTTTCCAAGCTTCTTCATCTGCTTCGAGGCGCGGTTGGTATCGGTCTCGAAAGAGCCCGTGCGCATCAGCAGATCAACGACGATGGAGCCTGCAGTGGCCATGTTCAGATCCAGTGGGGTTAGAAGCCGAGGGCCTTGGAAACATCGCGATCGGCGGCGCTCAGAACCGGGTCGTCCGGGCTCGGGGCGAGGAAACCGATGATGCTTTCGTACTTGCCGCCGAAAGCGGTTCCGATCACTGCGGCGGGCCGGTGGAACCGGTGCAGATCGTCGAATGGGTACAGTTCGTAGAACGAGCGCCAGCCGTCCAGCTCAGCTGCTGGTATCGCATCGATCTCGCCGAGTGTCTTGCCCAGGGTCAAAGCGAGCTGGTATCGGAACCACTCGCTGCTTCCTCGCCGGGCAAGCTTTCCTTTCCCTGGTAACTGTGCACCTCGCTGATGGCCTTGGTCAGCGCAATCTGCACCGCGAATTTCAGACGCTTGGCCTGCGACAGCGAAAGAGCCGGTTTCCCCTCGGGATCGCAAATGGCCTTCGCGATGAGGCGAGCCATTGATTCAGCCTGCTTTTCTGGGTCCTCGCTGGTCTGCCCGGCGAAGAACCCGCGCAGGACGCCAGCCTCCTGCTCGCGGATGTAAAACACGTGTTCTTTGCCGTCGGCCAGCTTCACCAGCCGCTCGTGCACATCATCAGAGATGAAGAGAGAGGGATCCAGCAGCGGCACTGCAGCATTGGTGGTCTCGGTCATGGGGCTCTTCCGTAGGAATGGTGCGCCGCGGCGCCGCGAGGGGCGCCGGGCGTTTGGATGGGATCAGGCCAGCGGCTTGCCGTAGCGGGTGACGCCGCCGCTGCGCTGCACGGTGACCGTGCCCCGCACGATCTCGTTGGTGGCAATGTCGATGTTCACGTCGGCGATATAGCCACTGAACAGGAAGCCGGAACGGGCAGTAGCCAGGGGCGGCACCAGCTCATCCTCGGTGACGAGCGTGGGCGCCGCCGTGCCGTCACTCAGGCCGATGTACCAGCTTACGTTCTCACCGGTGTCCTTCAGCTTGAACAGCGCGTCATGCGATGCGTCGCTGGGGATGTAGTTAAACGGGATGGACACCTGGCCCGGGTTGCCCAACCCGCGCTGGTACTCCTTGTCCACCGTTGCATCCAGACAGGTAGATTCGATCTGATCGGCAGCTCCGCCCAGACCGGACGCACCGGTCGGGCAGGCGAATTTCACGATCGCCGGGCCGCCGGCCGCGTTCGGATTGACGAAGAACAGATGGGTGCCCTGGGTCTTGACGACGCCCTCGGTCATGGCAGTTTCCTCTGAAGGGCCGCGCGAGGGCGGCATTACGGATGACCAGCGTTCAGCGCTGATCGATGAAATCGGCCTCGAGGCCGACGCGGTACAGCTTGGTATCGGGGTCGCGGTTGTTGATTACCACGCGGTTGACGATCAGCGCGCCATCCAGAGCGGCGCGCACAGCCTCTGCCAGCTGTTCAACGCCTCCGTCAGCCTTGTGGTAGCAGTCGATCTGCACGGTGGTGAAATCGCCCCCTGGCGCTGTGCTCAGGTTGTCGAACGCTGAGCCGGTCACGATCTGCCAGACGATGTAGGGGCGGGGCTCGTTCTGTGACACTTCGCCGTGACGGCCGATTCGGTCATCAACAATCGCTGACACTGCTGGAGTTCGGATCGTCCTTGCCACCTTGGGGAACATCAGCGGCGTCCTCCATTCTGCGCGGCGAGGCGCTTGGTCATTTGATCGAGGCGCTTCAGCAGGTCTTCGCTGACCACGTCGATGATCTGGCTTCCTCGACGCTGGACGGCGGGGCGCAGCCAAGGCCGGGCGGGCTGCGTTGCGGACCCGTACTCCATCAACTGCGCCGCTCGCAGCGTCGTTGTCTTGGCGCCCTTTGCGTTGATGTAGGCGCGCCGTTTGACCCGCACCAGCTGACGCTCACCCTTTGTTCCAACAGGAGCCTTGCCACGGCTGGCGACGATGCTCTCGACCGTGGTCTCTGTGGTGTCAGCTCCACCCTGAGCCACAGAGCGCCGGAAATTGTCCTTGGCTTGATCCCGGAGCAGCCGTGCACCCTTGGCCAGGGCGAGCTTCACGGGACCGCCCCGCTTGCTCACCACCTCCGCTGGCAACGCCTCCAGCGTAGAAAGAACGCCATCGATCCCATGGATCTGAAGTTCGACCTTCATCTCGACTACTGCCCGTCGTTGACGCCGGCTGAAACCGGGATGGTGATGTACTCGAGCCCCGAGACCTTGTCCGGCAAAAGGCCGGCGATGTTGAACACCTCGCCGCGGTGAATCAGGCGCATCGACGGCAGCAGTCCATCGCGGTGGCGCATGGTGATGCGTGCGGTGACCGCCGATTGGGTCTGCCCGGACTGGATGAACTCTCGGGCGGACAGCGGCTCAACAGACGCCCATACGGTGGCCACGTCGACCCACGCCGTCTGCTCGATACCATCGCTGTCCCTGGTCGTCACCTGCTGCTGGATCAGCACCCGGTGCCGCAGGATTCCACTGGCAACGTTGCTCATCAGGCCACCGTCGTGCGGCGCAGCGGCGCCAGCTGTGCGGTGGCGGCCTTCGACAGAACGTAGCCGTGGCCTGCATCGGCCGGCACCACGTTGTCACCCTCGCCTTCTCGGAAACGGTACTGCGAGGCCAGCTCCAGCAGCGTCGCGGCGATCACCGAAGGGTGCAGGATCGGCTCGCCACTGCTGTCCTCGGCAGGCACAGGCCGGCCTGCGCTGTCACGGACCAGTTCCCCACCAGAGTCGCGCTGCAGCACGTACAGGCGCCACTCCTGCTTCAGCCACGCTGCCACAGACTCGGACACGGCCGGAATCCAGATCTCCAGCCAGCGGTCATCGGCGTCGCTGTCGATGCGCATCTGCTCGCGGGCATCGGCCTTGGTGACGAACTCAAGCATGACTGCCACCCAGCTTCACCGGCTCGGCCGGAACCCTGATGCTCTTACCGTCCTTGCCGTCCCTGCCCTTGCGAGCACCGAGGATCCAGTCCTGGTCGTTCTCCAGACAGGGCTTGGACGCATTGCTGCGCTTGGCAATCCACAGGGCGCCGTCATGGGTGGTCGATTCGCCAGCCTTGACGCCCATGCCCTCGCGCCAGAAGCCGCGATGCACCATGTAAGGCAGCACGAACTCCTTGCGGCGGTCGCCGGCGCCCAGCGTAATCACGAACCCACGCTCGGCGTCATACTCACCAGCGGCGGTATCGAAGCTGAGCCCATCCTGGCCATCGTCACCGACGACCTTGCCCAGCCTGATGGCTTCGCCCTTGGTGGTGGTGATCACCAGCTCCCCAGCACGATCGATCATCGCCCCGGCCAGGCCGACGCCATCCGCGCCATCGGAACCGGCCTTGGGCGGATTCTCGGTCAGGTGCTTGGCCACCGCCGCAGCGATCTGCTGCTCGGTGACGGGCTCCGCGTCCTGCCCATCCTTCGGCACCGGCAATGAATCGACAGCGGCCTTCACTGTAGCCTCGATCACGGCAGGGTCGGCATCGCGACCATGCTGGACCGGATTGGCTTCGAAGTGCTTGGCGACGGCATCGGCCGTGGCCACGTCCACCAGCGTCAGCAGGCGCGGCGACTCCAGCAGCTTCGCCACCACAAGATCAGCCAGCGCGTCCACGTCCACCGGCTCGGCATCCTGGCCGGGATCGCCCTTCTCCGGAGCCCGCTCGCGCAGCTCTTCCAGCTCGCGCTTCACCGGCGCAATCGCCTCACGGATCAGGCCGCCGATCTCAGTGCCGAAGTCGATGGGGTCAGTCATTGCGGAATACCTCGGCGCGAGCGGCGTGAAGGGCCTTCATCATGAAAATATCCTGCTGCAGCGCGCGCAGTTCGTCGCTGTCGTCAGCCGGCGTGTCGTCATTCTCAGTGGGCGTCGTATCCGCTGAGGCAGGCTCGGCGTTGATCTTGTTCTGCCACACCTGGTCGAGCGGGTAGTCCTGCTGCTGCATGTAGACGGTGTCGCCGCCTTCAAGCGGCTTCAGGTTGAATGACAGTCGAGCCTCGTTCGGAGTCTTGACGTTGCCGCTTACCAGCTTGGTCTCGACCTCTGCCTGCTTGCCCACGTCCATGCGCAGCAGCGGGCCAAGATCCAGCTCTACGCCCATCGGCCGCGAGATGCCCAACCCCTCATCCAGCAGGTTCTCCATGGCCTCGATGTGGGTCTGCAGCGCATCCCCGTAGTACATCTGGTTGACCTCATCCGGCTTTGTTCCGGCAGGAATGCTGCCGATGCCAACCTTGAACGGCGGAACGCCGAACGGCTGACAGATCTGCTCGTCTGAGTAGCGCATCTGCTCGACCAGCTGGTTGTCAGCAGACTTGAAGGCGAACGGGGTGAACTTCATGTCGGCGCCGATCACGGCAACCTTGCCCGCATTGGACCCGTGGAAGTTGCTGTTCCAATAGTCCTTCACCTCCTGCGCGTCCTCCTCCGTCATGCCTGCCGGCGCAGTCAGGATGCCGCCCGGGTTCGCACCATTGGAGAAGAAGGTGGTCGAGTCCTTGAGGATCTTCAGGTTCTTCACGGCCGGCCAGTTTGCTGCGCACAGCGGAGGCACACCGATCAGCTGGTGGTGGAAGCAGTTCATCCGGTCATGGATGATCTCGCTCGCCGGAACGATCAGCTGCTCGCCCGGGTACTTCTCCGGCAGCATGTTCGAAGCGCTGCCGTAGCTGATCTGATAGAAGACATCGCCGGTTTCCGAGACCATCGGCTGCACGCGGCTGGGGTCCAGCACCCACAGACGGGTCACCACGTTCCTCTCGTCGCGCCCCTTCAGGACGTAGGTGTTGCCCTGCAGCAGCTTGGAGAGCATCCAAGCTTCCCGGAACTGCTGAGCGCTCTGGTAGGCGTTCGGCTTGCGCAGCACCGGCCAGAAGGACGTGTTCCTCGAATCCAGCTTCCAAATACCGGCCTCGTCCTCCGCTTTTAGCTGGAAGGGCAGCTTGCCGATATCCGAGCAGATGCGGTTGAGGCATGCATACAGGGTCGGGTAAGACAGGATCGTCTCATGACGCTCTTCCATGTTCCGCTGCCAGGCACCGGTGAAAGGCTCGCGCACAAGCGGCTGCCAGCCATCTCGCCTCGGGCCAGCATCTACCGGAGACAGTGTCTTCAGGTAGCCGACGCCGTACCGCCGGACGCCGAATTCCGTAGCCAGCTCACGGGGCGAGAAGCCAGTCATTCGGACGCTTCCTTGTCGGCGGCGCGCTTGGCTGCCGCCTTCTTTGGAGTCTTCTTCGGCGCTGCGGCGGCGCGCTTGGCTGCCGCGGCCTGGCTGCTTGCGGGTTCGACAGCAGGCTGGGCCTGCATGTCGCGGCGCTGGTAGCCGCCGTGACGCTCCAACAGCGGAGCCAGGCGCGCGTCAACACTCACCACGCGGTTGCCCCTAATCATTGGGATCTTCGACATTTCGATGCTCCTACGAAAAGAGACGGGGGCCGAAGCCCCCGTCATCACCACAACCGCTTAGCCCCCGCCCGTGCCCGGGTCGACGGTGTTGGTCCAGTTGACCCCGGTGAGGTACGAAACCGCCTGCGGGCGGCGCTTCTTCCAGGTCACCACGCGCTCGGCGCGGATCGCCAGCTGGTTGGTCTGGAACATGCTCTGGATCTGAGCGATCGTCGGCGTGGCGGTGGCGTCGTCATCCATGATGATCGTTGCCTCGCGGCTCACATCAATGGTTACCACACCGTCGTCGGCCAGGTAGATCTCGCTGGCGAATGCCAGGATGAACATGCCGGCCGGGACGTAGTTCGAAACAATCAGCGGCACACCGTCGATTTCACCGCCGGTCATGGTCACGCCCGGGAACTCGCGCGCCATCAACGGGTTGCGCAGGCCAGCCAGCTGACGCGCGGTCGCGCTGTTGGTAATGTACACCGCGCTACCCACCGGCAGGTTGGTCGAGTCGGCCGTCGCCCAGAGCGACTGGATGTCGGCATACACGTCACCGGTGGCCGGGATCGCGGTCACACCGTTGGTGATCGACGCCGGCGACAGCGATGCGCCGGTGCCGGCAGCCTTCGCCGGATCGATGAAGTCCTCGTCCATCCGCTCGATGACCGCATCCGACAGATCGTCGCGCACCAGGACCTGGATGGAGGGATCGGAGAAGCGCGCCAGCTCCTCGGTGATGACCGAGATACCGGCAATCTTCGCCCACTTCAGCTCAGCGGTCTCGTATCCGGACTTGGTGACCGGCTTGCGGAAACCTTCGCCGACCCACTGAGCGCGGCCCTTGGCGGTCTTGCCCGGAATGCGCACGTTGAACGGCACGCGACGCAGGCCAGGCACGTTGCCGACACCGAACTGGCCGATGATGGTGCGCGGGCGCAGGAAGTCGACGAACTCGCTGGACAGGTTCTGGTACTGGACCAGGCTGCCGGCCCATGCCGGATCAGTGGTGTTGCCCGCCGCAACTGCGGCTTTCATGATCTCGTTGAGGCGAACGTCTTCGCGGAAGGCGCTCTCGGCAAACGCCTTGGCGCTGGACACGTCGCCCTTGCCGGCGTACATGGCCATCGCGAAGCGGGCGAAGCCGATTCCCTGCTCTTCGTTCTTGCGGCTGTGAATCAGGGCCGGGCCCTTGCCGACCGAGCGCTTCGGTTCGGTGGCCGAGCCGCCTTCGGCGACGATCAGCGGCGCCGGCACAGCCGCCTTGGCCTGCGCTGCGAGCAGCCGGCCCAGGCGGTCGAGATCGCCGTCCAGTGCCTTGATCTGCTCCTCGGTGCTGTCGAACTCTTCGGTCTCGCCAGTGTCCATCGAGCGGCCTTCATCCATCGCCTTCTGCACGACTGCATCGAGCTTCTTCTGCAGGGCCTCGCGCGTGGCGCGCAGCTTCTCCTGCTGTTCCTGAATGGTCATTTTGTTCTCTCTGTGAAAGGCGCAGCCGTTCGGCCCGGTTTCCACGCCGGGCAGTGCCTGCAGATAGGGGAAGCGGGTTCCACCCCGCAGGGCCATTTGGCCCGGTACTTCAGTCCAGCAACTTCACCGCGCCGCCGGCGGGCCGCTGCGGCACCGCCTTCTGGCACTGAATCAGGGGAACGCCGTAGGTGCTGCGGCGGCGGGTGCCGCTGGTATCCATGGCCTTGATGGTCTGGATGGTCGCCGCGGCGTTGGCCGGGATGGTGACCAGGGACAGCTCGTAGATCTCGGTCTCGGTGAACCGGATGCCGCCGCCTTCCATGTAGCTGTACTCCAGCGCGCGGAAGCCGATCGACACGCCGCGCACCAGCTGTTCCTTGACCGATTGCCAGGCCAGGTCACAGAGATCCTTCAGCGCGCCGGGCGTGGCGATCTTTGCCACGCTGGCGGTGAAAGGGATGCCCTTGGCCGTCGGTTTGCCGAACTTCACGATGCCCACCGGGCTGTCGTGACGGTGCTGCCACAGCAGCGGCAACTCGGCAGCGAACTTGGCGCCCAGCGGCTCAACGATATCGCCATATCGATCCGGCTCCGGCGTGGTCGCCCAGCCGGTGATGATCTGCTGGTCGTCGTCGTAGGACTTGACCTCCAACACGCTGTAGGCGCGATTCTCGGTGTTCATTCGGTTCCACCCAGGGTCATGAGGACGAGTTTCTTGTTGCTCTTCTCTTCCGCCACCGGAATGCTGATGCCAATGGCCATCAGCAGCGCGGTGATGTCGTCGATCTTGTCGGCGGACCGGCGCTTGTCCGGCGCCATGTTCAGGTTCACGTCTTTGCGAGCGACCAGGTTTGCCGCGCACCAAGCCAGCACAGGGTCACCGTCGTGCACCAGCCGCTTGCCGATGTAGGCGCGCTCCAGCTCCACCATTGCTGGGTGGTAGGACTTCGTACCCTGGATGAACTCAACCAGCGGAACCTCTGCCGCTACCAGACGGCTGACCATCTCGGTCGCGTTCCAGCGGTCGAAGGCAAGCGACTGCAGGTTGAAACGCTCGTGCACGTCCAGAACCGCCTGCTCAATCACCGCGTAGTCAGTGACCTCGCCCTCGGTCTGCTCCAGTAGCCCGGCCGCGACCCAGCCCGCATACGGGACAGTGCCGCGCTCGGTGCGCTGCGCCACTGCCGACTCAGGCACCCAGCGGCGGCCCCAAGTGATGATCTTGTCGTCCAAACGCCAGACCAGCCGCAGCGATGCAAGGTCGCGCGTGCTGGCCAGGTCAAGCCCACCCCAGCAGGGAACGTCCTTCAGCGCATCCAAGTCGACCACGCCATGGCAGGCATTCCACTTTGGCAGCAGGATGAAGCCGTTTGCCGCTGCAGCAGGTCGGTTCAGCCGCTTGATCTGGAACTCGGCGAGCTTCGAAGGCATTGCCTTCGCCTCGATCGACTCCTTTCTGATTGCCGCCAACAGGTGGGGGTTCACGTCCATCAACGGGTTGGCCTTATGCCAGGCCTTCTCGTCGAAGTCGCCGTCGTCCTTGTCCACTGCAAAGAAGATCGCCAAGAAGTGGTCGGCGGCATCGCCGAACACCCCTTCCAACAGCTGCGTGGCGAACTGGCGGATTTCCGACCAGGGCCCTGGGTTCGCGTACCCCTCTGTGGTCGTGAACAACCACAGAGGATTCCGGCGCGCACCGGCCGCCGACTGCAACACGTTCAGCAGATCGGGGGTCTTGTGCGCATGGATCTCGTCGAGACCAACGTGGGACGGGTTCAGACCGTCCTGAGTCGATGCCTTGGCGTTGATCGGCTTGAACGTCGCGCCGGTCTCGACCCGGCTGATCGCGTTGGCCCAGCACTCCAGCCCGTAGGCCTCCCGCAGATCGGCCTTCTTCTCGGCCATCCGCTTGGCCACGTTGAAGATGATGCGCGCCTGGCTGCCAGTGGTAGCCGCGGAAATGACCTGCGCACCCTCTTCCTCTTCACAGCATTCGCAGTAGAGCAGGATGGCGGCCGACAGCGTCGACTTCGCGTTCTTGCGCGCGACCGCGAACAGTGCGGACGTGAAGCGGCGGGTTCCATCAGGCTTGCGGAACCCGAACAGCTGAACCACGAACCAGACGTGCGACGGGTGAAGCCGGATCTCCGGCGTCTCCCACTTGCCTTCCACGTGCGGGAGCAGTTCGATCCAGCTGCAGGCGTGATTGGCGTGATCGCGCGAGAAGGAGAACGGCGCCCCCTTCTTCTTTGCGCGCTTCAGATCGTCCAGGAACCGTTTCGACGCCAGCTTAATCAGCCGGCCGAACCTCCCCCCCCTATCTGCCGCAGCCGCCTTCGCATACCCGATCGCGACTTCGACGAAGTCATTTTCCGGCGGTGCGGGGCTTTCCGAGCGCGGCGAACGCGTTGCCCGGCTTTTCCGTGTCGCCATTCGGTTTCACCTTCCCCTGCGCCACTGGCGTCAGGCCGAAGTCGTTCATCAGGCCACGCAGCTGGGCAACCATCGATGCAACCGGCGCCTCGCCGGCGGCATACAGCTGGACGGTCTTTCCATGAAGAGCGCAGAGCTGGCCGAGCGCCGACAGGCCGGCCTCGGTCAGGAGCTTGTTTGCGTGGAGGATTGGGGCTAAGCGCTCCCATTCCTTACGTGCGTGTGCGTTGGGCATCCAGTCCGGTGCCGGTGGCACATCGGACACCAGGGGTAGCTCGGCGGCGGCAGGCGCTTCGCGGTCAGGCCGGTCGGTGCCGGCCACCACCTTCAGCGCTGTCGGCTTGCGGGGGCGGGACATAGACGGGCCTCAAAAACTGAATTTTCTGAATTGACGGTGCAAAAAAACGACTGAGCGGCCGGTGTCCGAGGGGAACGCTTCGAACTTTTTCCCCTCCCCCCGGGTCATGTGATGAGAATTGATCTCATTCATCGCTTCGAGAGGTATGGATGAGAACGATTCGCGCCTCGTGCTGCCTCTGCCTTGGTCTTCGTGCCATGGCATTCGCAGCAGATGGCCTGCAGGTTCTCCAGCGCATCCGTGCCGCCTTCTGCCTGCGGAACAACGTGGTCGACCTCTTCTGCCTGGCGGATGCGACCAGCAGCGCGACACGGCTGGCACAGGTACATGTCACGCGCCATCACAGCATCGCGCTTGCGACGCCATGGCCGACCGCCGCGTCCTTTGCCATAGTTCTCAGGTGCGGACTGAGCCACATGCACCGGCGCCAGCTGCGGCATCGGGCGGTGGCGGTTCGGAAACCCAGGCATCAGCCTAGGCTCAGCGACTGGTCGCGCTCACCGGGCACCAGCTCACCGTCCAGGCTGCGGGCTGGCTCTTCCTGCTCTTCCTCACCCTCAGCTGCCAGGGCCTTGATGAGGGTGCCGAGCTGCTCGGCGATGCCGGCAGTAGCCAGGCGCTGCTCTTCCTGCTGTAGCTCGATTCTGCGAAGGCGGTCGGAAAGGCTCACGGCTTTACCTGCTTCTGTTCGTTGGCCGGTGCCAGCTTCTCGATGGCGCCCAGCTGGCTGTTGCACTGCTCCAGGCTCAGCACGTTGGCGTTGTAGGCCGACACCACGCTCTCAATGGTGCGCTGGGATGCGCGCTTCACCGGGCAGCGGGCGGTCAGCGCCGCCGGGACGGCCACGGTGCGCTCGACGGTGACGTACACGGTCTGCGGAATGTCCGACTTCTGGGCCTTGCTGCAGCTGCCGAACCCGCACAGCGGCAGGGCCGCGGCCAGAATCACAGCAACGGAATGGCGTCGCATAGGTTCTGCTCCAACTGCTGCCGGCATCCCGGCTGGGTCTTGGCCGCCTGCACGGCCTGCTCGGCTTGGGTGGCGCGGCGCTGGCTCTGGACTGCTGCCGCTTCGGCCTGGCGGGCGGCCTCCTTGGCTGCCTGCTGCTGGCGGGCGGATTCGTCGATGGCGAGCTGGGTCTGCCGGTTCACCTCCTGCAGCAGCTGGCCGCAGGCGTTGGCCGCGCGCAGGTTCTCGTCTGCATCGGCCTGGGCCTTGTCGCGCGCCTTGTCGGCGGCGGCGATCAGGGTCTGGTCCTTCCTGGCCCGATAATCCGACCCCAGCCGGGCGCCCATCAGTAGGACCGCGCCGACTGCCGCGATCCACAGCCCCACTCGGATCAGGCCAACGTAGGGCCGCAGCGGGTCAGGGATCAGCATCGCCATTGCTCAGCTTGGGCTGCACGAAGATGCGGGACACCGCAGCCAGGAACGAGGTGACGCCAGTCGATGCCAGAGCGCTGTAGGCCACCGTCTGCTTGAACCCGTCGTGCACCACCGGCAACCAGTCCGCCGGCAGCAACATGTAGGCGCCGATGATGCCAAGCGCGGTGGCACTGATGATGCCAGCCAGCAGCGACAGGCGAACCGACCAGAATCGCCAGAAATGGCGCCGGTCACTGGTGAGTTTCACGTTCTTCACTTCAGCCCCCTGAGCTGCTTCAGCTCGCGGATGTCTGCCTTGTTCTGCTCTACCTGCACTGCCTGCTTGGCCAGTTCGAGCTTCAGCGCCGGGACGTCCGCCAGCTGGGTGTTCATGATTTGCAGCTGCTGCTGCAGGCCGGTGATCTGCTGGTTTGTTACCTGCTGCTGGGTCAGAACCGATTGCATGGAACCAACCAGCCAGTAACCGATGCTCACAATGGCGCCGGCGATGACAAGGGCAATCCAACGCTCCACCGGGCCGAGGGAGATCTTGGTGCGGCCATCCTGGCTCGGCTGGGCTTCCATCGTCATGCCCCAAGCACCTTCAGCGCGCGGGAGTACCGCGAACGCCGGTCCGCCGCTCCAATCTGGCCACCGTTAACCCGGGCCGTGATCTCGTCGAATCGGCCTGCGTCCGCCAGCTTGTTGAGGTTCCGAGAATCCCAGAACGTCGCTGCTGCCAAAGCGCCCCACTTCGGCTGCTCCAGCTCCTCAGGCTTGGCCTCGAAGTCAGGCACGCCCTTGATGCCCTTCGCCCGCAAAGCATCGCGGATGGCCGCATAGTTGGCCCGGCCGGTGTTCTGGATAGGACCACGGCCGCGATAGCGGTAGCCATCGCCACTCGCCTCAGGGCCATTGCCCATCCGGTTGGCGTAAGCGTTGTTTCCGATCGCAACCGGCTTCCGTTCCAGCGCGCGCGCCAGGTCGTTCGGCTTCCTCGGCTTGGCCTTGGGGTCGACGGCGTAGCGACTGGGCCAGGTGTCGGCCATGCCCTGCGCACCGTAGTTCAGGTTCTCGACGGTCCGGGTCAGGCTCGCCGACTCGTGCCCGACCTGCGCCAGGAACGCTGCCACTCGCTTCGGGGTGCTGATACCGAACGCCGTGCAGGCGTCGGTCAGGGGCTGAGCCCACTGGGCGGCGACGGCGGCACTGCAGCCGACCGCCTGCTGGATTGTCGTGGCGGTCAGG